TTTTACGCCGGAATTACTGTCAAATGACAGCGTTCCCGGAGAAAATCCGAGCTGAGTGCTGAGTATATTCAGCTGAAGCTTCAAAGCTTCAACGTGTTCGATTACTCTGAGGGACTGGGTATTGTCGGATATATTCAGCTTCGGCGCATCATCGGCGTTGAATGCCTGATATACTTCGTCATCGGTGTCAAAGTATTTTACTTCGTTGCCGTCGCTGTCATAGGTCGACTTAACACATTCCGAAGGAATAATGATACGCTTTTTGCCAAGGATAAACTCCCGCTCCAAGCTGTCAAAGATCACATCTATCTCACGCAGCGTATCGATCGAATTAGCAAAAACAGGCAAGCCGAGCGGCAAGTCGAAAACCATATTGTTTCCGACTGCAGGTTTAAAATAGCAGAATAACGGCTTTTGAACGCCTTTGAACACCATTTCATAGTCAAGTTCCGGGAACAGCTCCGAAACGGGAACTTCCTGACCGAGATAACTGCGTGAATCGCTTCGCCGCAGGACGTGGTAAATGTGAACTCCATCAGACTGCAATGTATGATACTCGAACAGCTTGTAGTAGAAACCGTTCTGAACATAGTCGTTGCAGAAAATACCTTCTGTGATCTGACGGTTATTCCATTTTGTCGGAAAGAAACGATCGGCATTTATGTAATTCAGACGTATCACATTATCTTCAAGATACACCTTTATTACTCCTCCGCCGAGTGCGTATGACCGGGAAAGAAATTCGGGAAAACGCTCCCAGAAACAGTTATTTTCAAGAACCTCACTTACCGTATCGTTGTACTTTTCGTCATCAACAGATATATCGCACTGTTCTGAAAAAGTCATCGTGGCGAGCTTGTCGCAGATAACCTTTGCCATATTCGTCATAGCTCTGGGACGGCTTTTCTTTTTTATTCCGCTGTTTGTAACAGTTCTCCACGGCGGTTTGCCCTGATAGATACGTTTTGCAGGCTCGATGTGCCGTGTGTAATAGTCGGATATATCGACTATTGGCACATTTGGGAACGCCTGCTTTATATAAGTATATATAGACATCACGTTTTCCTTTCCGCATCGAAGACATTAGTCATATAGGCTTCGGTGCTGTATTCTTGTGCGTCAAGGCTATCAATATTTATGCTTCCGTCATCAAGACGTATTTCGGTCGTCACATTCGGCTTCCAGATAGCGGTCTGGAACGCTTCAATCGTATGCTTGCAGTGCGACATGATTTTATATCTGTCAGCCGCAATCAGACGATTATAGAACAATATACGATTGTTGATTGAACCTTTCCGTGCATTGTGGATATTCACACGGAGCTTTCTCCTCTGAGCGGCGAGACGTACACCTTTAATCAGTATTTGCTCCGCTGAATCAAGATATATTTCAGTGCATTTCCATCGCCGGCATACACCTTCAATGAAATTACAGAAATCATTTTCAAGTTCATACGGTGATATTGTTTCCTTGCGGTAGTATTCGTCAAGCGTTACGACCGACTGAAAGCCTTTAGTGAATCCGGTAGCGTTAAGGGTATGAGCCGAACCGTTTCCGCCGAAGTCTCCTCCTATGGTAACAAACATAAGATCTTCGGGAAGTGTATCTACAATATATCTTGATGGGTTGTCGGCAAACAGTGGGTAAATAACACCTTCCGCCGCTACCTAGTTGCCACAAATGAAGCGTTCAAAATAAACACCCGTGTATTCCTTTTTTATCTCCCTGACGTATTCTTCGGGAAGCGTTGTGTTATCATCGATCAGAAATCGTAATACAAGCATATCGACCTTGGCATTGTCTATATATTCCTTTTTTAGCCAGTGCGTCGGAACATCCGGGTTTGTTGTAGCAATCAGCTTTGCGCCCTTGACCGACAAACGTGACAGGAGCATCGAAAAAAAGTCCTTAGGGAATAGCGTCAGCTCATCGCAGTACGCTCCGCCGAGCGTCATGCCTCGTATCTTATTCTCGGACTTTGCATCATTTGCTCCCTCAAGCAGTATTTTTCTTCCGAACAATCTGCCTTCTTTGGTAGACAAAGAATACTTAAAATTATCTTCACCGACAAGCTCCTGCAGTAGCATCAAACAGTTACGTTTTAATGTTTGCAACGTTTTTGCCGACATCAGATAGGCGTAATCGGTAGGGCGGTTTGCTATCCAGAATGCCCAAAGAATAAGCGATATCCATGTCTTGCCGCTACGGACGGAGCCTTCAAGCAGATTAAGTCGGTGTAGTTTGTTATGCTTTAGCAAACTCATCAGCTCCTGCTGTTTAGCTGTAAATATCAATTCATTTGACATTCTTCATAGCCTCCAGTATAGCGTCAAGCTTGCCTGCGCCGTCTTCCGATATAGCAACCGGAGCTTTGCTGTAAGTATCGCAGGCTTTGTTCGTCAGAAAGAACTCTACCGCCGATTGATTCGGAGGAATATCACGAGTAATTATTTCAACAGTTTTTCTTCCGCCGACAATACGCTCTCTGCGTTCCGTAACGGTATAACCGGTAGCGGCACGGATCAGTGCCTGTTCAACATCTGCCCGAACAAGCTCAGGGTTGTCGGCTATCAGCTGTCTGACTCCTTCAGAACGGTCGATAATCTGTTGTATTGCCTTTTGCCGCTTGCTTTCGGATGTATTCAGATAGCATTCGACCAGACTTTGAACGGCATTCACTCGCTGTTCGGTATCAGCTTTTTTGTATTTGTCGAGATCGGTTGCAAGGCTGTTTATAGCCCTTTTGCGATTGCTTTTTCTCACAGTTTGCTCACTCCTTTCGGGCAAAAAGAAAAAGAGCCTTATAAAAGCCCTTATTCTGCATTTGATTATGTTGACGTGAAATTATCCCACTTTGTTTTTTGAAACGTTTTAAACGGCAATTAAAACGCTTTTATCGGTAAATATCCCGTTGGGATTATATCGGGATATGCTTCGCCATTCCGATTTTGAAAAATCAGATTACTTTGCGTATGTATACAGCCGTTCCGGTGCGGAGCGTATCGACGAACACCTTAGTTACTGCACTTGTCTATATCGACCGCACAGGTTATCCTGTGTGGCTCACCGTAAAGAGTGATCTCTATAACGGCTTTATGCTGTCTTCGGGAGAATTTCACGATTTTGTGCTCATAGCGTTTGAGATAGCCGCTGTCTATCTTTAGTACGCCATTTTCTATGTGTCCTTTGCTGACCTTGAGTATATCGGGATTGCGACATAACCCGATGATATATTCTTCTTCAGTGCAGGACAGGCACGTTGTTTTGCTGACAAAATTGCCGACACCGTGTATTTTGCGAATGATATAATAATCATCGGCTGTCAGGCGGTCGGTCTGAAAGAATATGTAACCGTCAAAAAGCGGTTTGATTTCTTCGTGCCATACCCCCTTTTTGCGATACTTGTACAACTCTCTCGGCACATACGCTGTATAACCGAGTTCACGCATCAAGTACATAACAGCCGTTTCAGAGCCTGACTGTACATATATTACATATATCATTCGCCGTCACCCTCTTTCTGCTTACCCCTGATATATGCGGCAAGCTGTGAGTACAGCTGAGGATTATCCTTAGCCATAGCGGCGAAGATGTCTTCCTTGAAAACATCATAAGCCGCATCCATTGATGAGCGGTTCTTAGCGTCTGTGTCCCGTTTATATGTTGCCGCTTTTATCAGCGATGGCACTGCAGCAATCAGCTTTTCGGGCGGAACATCTTTTAGGCTGTCATCGCTTAAATTCTGGATTGCTTCCATTACTTTATGGTTTGTTAATCGGGCAAGAGCCTCGGAAACATCAAGATCCGGATATTTGGCAAGCTCCTCGTTTATAAGGCGGAAGTTATTGCTAATGAGCATTACCTGCTCCAAAGAAGCATTCAGAGCCTGTGCATAACGTGCTACCGAAGATTTCGATACCTCATAACCGTTTTCACGGATGAAATCTACAATGTCACTGTAGCGATATTCTGACGGGTTATTTATCATCATATCAACGGTTTCCCTGATGTCGCACGGCAGCTTGTCGACTTTACCTCTTTTACGATTACGTTTTTTCATAGTATCGCCTCCTTACAGATCTATGCAAGGATCTTCGATAGCACCGTTAACAAGCTGAATGCCCTTAGCGGTCAGCTTACCTGCAAGCTGTGTATAATCGTCGCCGATGCACTCTACAGCCTGTTCGGAACGTATCTTCACGAGCCGTATATATCCACCTTCAAGCAGATAATTAAGACTGTCAAGTGCTTCGTTTTCAGCAATCTGAGGCTCAAGGGCAGCAGTTACATCTACGAGATTGACGTAATCGGTACGGAGCAGATTGATTGCTCTGATCACAGCCCCATTGTTTTTTATAAACTTGTTTTTCCTGAGCTGATCTTTTATATTCATCAATTGCCCCTCCTGTCCTTATCGGCAAGATTATCTATCTTTGTTTCCAGACGTGTCATAACACGGATAAACTCGGAATTTTTGACTGCCGTATCCTTAAGTTCGTCAATTGCACTGTCGATCTTGTCTATAGTGTGCTTGATTTCTTCGACTTCTGCCTTTGTGGCATATCTGTCGTTCAGGCTTTTGATATCACTCTTACATTCCTTTATCATATCAATATGGCTTTCGAGTTCAGATCTGGTAACGCATTTGTCCTGTCTGTCTATTGTACGTTTGACGAAATACGATATAATGCCGATTGCAGCTGTGATTATTATGTTAATAGCTGTTGACAATATTGCTCCGATTTCCATTATATACAATCCTTTCAAATGGCTTTATAATGCGTAATTTTTATGTACTATATTTAATGTAATTTTATTTTAACATTTTCGCTGAAAAACAAAAAGACTTAGCGCAATTACTTTTACAGTAATCACGCTAAGCCATAAATTTATAAAAATGTTAAAATTTTATTAAGAAACACTAGCTAAAAAGCTAGCTGAGGCACTTAAAGTAACGCTCGATGAACTTTGCGCAT